TAAACACTTCTGATAATAATTTGAATTCGTTTTTCAAGCCAACATAAAGTCGTTTATGAATAGCAGACATAACCCGCGATCCACGTTCCAATAGCGCCACAGTAGTACCCACGGCTGCTTGTTGGTTCATATCGCCTACTTGATTATCTGCGATGCTCGCGAAGCGTTGAGCACTTTGAACGCAAATCCCCATTAAAGAAAGTAATGTTTGATCTGGTCCTTTGAATGGTAATTGCATAAATGAATCTCTGATATTTCCACCAGGAGCATCTACATCTCTAAACTCACCTGGTTGAATAGGTTGAGCATCATCTCTAATTCTAATTCCTCTTTGTTTAAATCCAGCTGGTAAATTTGCTAAAGTTCCTGCATCTAGTAATTGACGTAACGCTGCTGTTGCAGTTCTAGATAATCCACCGATCATATGAATTAAACCAAATCCATAAAAACCTAAACCTGGTAAAAATTTAAAATGTACAAAGTAATTGATTCTTCTTTTTAAAGGATCATCTTGTGCATAGTTTCTTCTGATAGATAAAATTTTATTTGAGTCTTCGTCTAATGTTACAACGTAAGGTAATTTAATTCCTGTGGGCTCACCAGTTGTTGGATCAACATCTTCATATCCTTCAAGATCTATATTCACATGCATTTCAAGAAGAGTATAAATATCTTCTGAAGAGTTTGCAGTTAATCCCTGTAGGTCTAATTCTTTTTCTTTAATTGCGCTTTCTTTAAGAGCAGGTTGTGATGTTAATTCTACATCTTTATAGAATCCACCTACTTGTTGTTTTCTTAAATCATTTTTAGAAATCTTTACAATGTGAATTATTGCTTCCGCATCATCTAATGAATTTGCAGAATAAGGAACAACGATATCCTCTGAGGGTATAAATTTTGAAACGGCTCTACCTAAAAGATCGTCGTAATAAACTTTCTTAAAGGCAGAACCGCTTAGGGGTAAATAGAAAAGCATTTGGTCAAACTCTGGTTCATATTCTTTCATTTGATCCATGATTTGATAATTCATAAAATCTTTAACACGATTTGCTTGGTCTTGTTTTTCTGGATTAATATCTCCTAAAATCTGAACTCTAACAGGTCCTTCTGCTGGTAATAATTCTTTATAAGCTTGAGCTTGAAATTGAGTTACTGCTTCTGCAAGAACTGGATGTGTTACACCTGAAGCTCCTCTAAATGGTTCTGTTCTTTTTACGTATTTGAATCCTAATAAATCTAAACCTTCTCTATAGCTGTCTTCCCAATCTCCTCTTGATTCTTTGTATTCAACATATTGATTATATAGATCGTTGCCAAGCGGATCTAAAATATCGTCTTCTAAAAATTCTGCTAAGTTTGCATTGTGATCTTCTCCACCTTCTGGGGCTGCAATTTTTGGATCAAAAGAAATTTCTGCTCCACCATCTTCGTCCATTGTAATTTCAACAGGACCACCTTCAGTCTCAACTTGTTCAATTTGATTTTCTTGTTCTTGAATTATCTCAGCTTCCCCTGGGAGTTCAACAGTTGTTTTGGTATTGGGTAAAGCGTCGTCTATTTCTGCCATTGTAATATTCTATATGATTTTGGTTATGATTTCAATGTTTGTATTAGTTGTGCAAGTAATGCCGGATCTGTTTGATTCTGTGTTTTTAAAGGTTCAGGATTTTGTGCAGACCACTGTAGTAATTCAGTTTGATCCACAGGTTGTTGATTTGTTGCATTTACAAACTGACCTAAATTAGGATTGTATTTTATTGTTTCACCATATGGATTCATAACATCTCCACCCATTTCATAACCTACTCTACCACCTGCTGCTAAGTAATTAGCTTTCATTAATTGTTCTAAAATACTTCTGATATCTGCTCCACCAAAAGATGCATTTTGTAAAGAACTTTCTATTCTTGATGCTCTCTCTGGATTACTAAATACTAATGGTGCTGGCCCTGCTGGTTCTATTGGAATAGTTGGAATAGTTGGTTGTGCAATATCAGTTCCAACTTTTCTAATTACTTTCATAATTCCCGAAATTCCACCCATAATTATTTAACACCTTTAGTTAATTGAGTATTAATAATCCCACCATCTTTTTTTCTGTTCTTAACATAATTTTTTAACATGGCACCAAGATCTTTAAACTCTCCTGTGCTTGCTTTATCTTTACCAAGTTGTCTGAACATTTCTGTAAAGGATGATCCTGATATTTCTTCTTCACCTGATTCTGGATCTTTACGTGGAGTTCTTTTTTTAGAAGCTAACCCCATGTCTTCTACTTCTCGTATTACACTTCCACGAATACTTACCGCGGGTCCTTCTGCATCTGGATCTGAATAATTTCCTCTACCTTCTTTTGCTCTACGAACTGCTTCTTTAATTCTTTGACTTTTTTCTTCTGATGTTAATCTTGGTTTAGTTTCCGTTACTTCTGTTTCTTGAACTTCTTCTGTAGGTTCTTTTTTCTTTGCAAGCAAACCTGATAGTCCTTCCATCTGAGGAGTTATCATTGACATAATTTTTTGTGATACGTCTGGATTGTTCTGTATAAATTTTTGTACTTGCTCTGAGATCTCCATAAGTCCGCGGCCCGCGATTGCAATACCGATGGCTTCTGCAAATGGAATTAAAAGGGGTGCTGCTATTGGCATAAATTATATTACATCCTTTAAGCTCATAACACCTGAATTAAAATAAGGACTATACTTACCATATTGATTATTCATATTTGTTATTTTATCTTGTATACTTTTTTCTACAGATTTTTTATAATCTTGAAAAGATTCACCCATATAATCTAAAGAACTTTTTAAATTTGGTTCAGCAAACTCCATTATTTTTGGATTTTTTTCAATATTATTTAATATATCCAAATGAGTTTGATCCTCTTTTAAAAACTTCATATCTTCTTTATACGATTTATCTAATTTAATAGATTCTTTTTTATCTTTGTCTGTTACTTGGCCTAAATTTATTTTTATAGGAACACCTTCAAAACCTCTGTCAGTACCTAAATTAATACCACCTATAATTCTAGCAACTTGAGCTAAAGAAATTTCTTTATTTTTATAACTTTTAAGAGCAGCACTAATAATATCTTTGTCTGTTTCTGCTGCGTTTATTTTGTCATATGTTTCTTCTTTCATTTTACCATAGCCACCACCTATAATTCCTTTAAAATCATATTTATCTTCTAAAATATAATTACCATCTTTATCTTTTGCATAATTTGCTTTTCCTATAGTCATATCTATATTAGTTTCATCATCGGTTAATGCACCTAATACACTTAAATTTTTTTTATCTTTAAAACCATATCCAATAGTATTTTTAGGTAAAGGGTAATCTACATCTCCTGTTTCTTTTGAAATTTCAGATCTTCCAATTTTTTTACGCATCATATCTAATTCGGAGTCTTTAAAAAAAGATTCATCTACTGGATCCGTAATACCAGAAAGAGATCTTAAATATAATCTATAAGAAGATGGAAGTAGTTTTGCGTCTGTAATTTTTTTAACTGTGTCTTTATTATTTTTTAAAAGATTTATAATTTTTTCTACATTATCTTCATTTATAATGTTTTTATCTATTGGCATATTAATAATAAGTTCTCTCAATTGGTGGTATTGAATCTTCTTCTAAATCATCTGGATGCGAAATAAAACCACCTTGTCTAAAACGCATGATTGCCTGAGTCGTGCTATCTACTAAATCGTCATGATCTCCATAAGGAAAAGATGCACACTCTTCAACAACTTCCTCTGCCCACTTTTCATCCGGTGCCCATATTAACCCACTTTCAAAAATGGGAGCGACCGCATTTACCCTAGCATGTTTGTCATTTCCTTTACTAGGGGAGAAATTTATAACAGGTATCCCCATTTTACGCAACTCATATGTAAGGGGCAGTCCTGAAGCCTTAGATTCTATAATAACCGTTTCAGGATTCCAATATCTGTATTGTTCCATAGCTTTCTTTCTAAGTTCAGGAAACTCTAATCTTTCCTTAACTGCATCTAATAATATTAAATTAGGTGGACTATCTTGGTTTGGATAGAATACACCCCATGTTGTTATAGCTGAGTAATCGGCACTTTCCTTTTTTAAAAAGGCAGTATCATAACTTTGAATAACGTGTTGAAGAGGAGGTATATAATCCTTATTCCAAACCTTCCACCATTCACGCTTGATTAATGATCCTTCTTCAGCCGTTGGATTTTGCATCCATTGTGAATTCCATTTACCAACCGATAGTGAAGCTTTAACACCTTCTAATTCTTCTAACTTCCAATACTCTGGCCATACAGGTTTACCTGAGGGTAGAATTGCAGGAAACTCTACAATCTCCCATTTATCTGATTTTAATTCTTTTTGAGATTTAAGTAACATCCCTGTTAAATCTTTCATGTTCCATCTTGTCATAACCAATACAATAGCACCGCCTGGTTGTAATCGCTGACGAGGTCCTGATGTATACCATTCATAAGCACGTTCCATAGATGACATGTTTAATGCATCTTGCTCAGAGTGTGGGTCATCGATGATAAGTAAATCCGCGCCGCGGCCCGTGATCGCCGAGCCAACACCGGCTGCATAGTATTCTCCACCTTGTTCAGTTTCCCATTTACCAGCTGCCTGACTATCTTCACGTAATCTTGTTTCAAACACTTGTTTATATTCTATGGAGTCCATTAAGTTTTTAGCTTTACGACCAAAGCGGACCGCGAGTTCTGTAGTGTGTGTTGATTGAATAATTTTTAAATCTGGTTTTCTTCCAATCATCCATGCAGGAAGTAAGAATGATGCAAACTCAGACTTGGTATGTCTAGGTGGCATATTAATAATTAATCGTTTGATTTCACCCTTGGCAAGTCTATTAAATTTTTCTGCTATAACTTTGTGATGTTCACCTTGTATAAACTCTGGCCAAACATGTTTAACAAAAACCATGAAGTCATCTTTAACTTTTGTCTTGGTTTTCTTTTCAGATAATTTTAATGCTACATTTATAAATTCTTTACGTGCATCGGGTGGAAGCTTATTTAGAATATCTTGATTCATAAAAAAATTTTGCAGAATTTTTTAGGTTCCGTTTTTGCATCAATGTTATTTTTTTAGGGTTTTCCTATAAAATTTTTTTGATATTTTTATTGTAAACTCATTTACTATTTTTAGCAAGTGTATGTCTAAAACTCGGGTAAAGGGTGGGCCCTCGGGACCCAAGCTAGAAAAAAAGGGGGTGGGGGGTCATACAACATCTAGTATACGAATCGTCTTGGGACCTCTATTGGTAGGGGTGGGTGGGCCCTTGGTTCGCAAGCAGAGGTGCGGCATAGTGTCGCACCACTACATATAGTATGTTGATAGAAACATATTGCTTGACACTATTCTGACCACGCCCCGCGGATCGCTGTGGATAATTAAATATAGTTGCTTGACTTATTAATCCCCATTGGTACTGTAAGGACAAGTAAACAAATAGAAAGGATAACAAATGAGTAAGACAGCAAAGCAACAAATAAAAGACCTACTAGACAATAAAGAAAAAGATCATCTTCTTGAAAGACTAGATGAAGTTGACAATGAGTTAAATAATCTAAATCATAAAAGATATGAATTAGAACAAAGACAAAAATATCTTTTAAATAAAATAAATGAAATAGATTTAAAAAGTTCAGAAGTTGTAAATGAACTTGATAACTTAGGTTTTAAAAAGGAAGTTATCAGCGAAGGCATTACAGCTTTTACTTTAGACAGTAAGACTTTTAGATAAGAACGAAACGGCCTTCGCGGGCCGTCCAGTGTTAAATACACTGCTGATGAGTTCAGAAACAAAAAGGAGAATAAATGACTAAAGAACAGAAGATAATAAAGTTCATAAAGAATTGGTTAGATTCTAATATGGACGATCCAACACAAGATAGCGCAGAAGAAGATTCAGCTAATTTAAAGGAATACATAGAACACTTTGAAGCTGGATCACTTGACATTGATAGTTATGTATCAACAGCAAAAGGAGAATAAATGGAGTTAATCGTTGAGAAAAAAAGCGTATACGGAAATCATTTAGTATATCCTATATGCAACAAGGCAAAGCTATTCGCATCAATTTCTGGTAATAAAACTTTATTGCCCGAAGTGATCGAATCAATAAAAAAATTAGGTTATAAGTTAACAACAAAACAGGAGGTACTATGAGATCATACCAAGGTTGGAACATTAACAGTCCCGAAAGCAAAGACGGCAATTGGAGTGTTATTCTAGAGCATAAGCATAGCACTAGAACTCACTTCATAAACTTAAAGAATACCTTAACACTAAAAGAGGTTGAGACTTTAATTTATGATACAATCGACGGCTTGGTTGAGGAGGAGTCAAAACGATGAAAAAAATAGCTGTCAATTGGTATGAAGAAAAACTACATAAATTTTACGAAGATAATAACGAAGGTTTAATTCATGGGGTTTATCATTTAGATGAAGAGGATCAAGTTCAAGATGTAGTCTGGTTTAAAACAATAGAAGAACAAAAAAACCAGGAAGAGGAAGCGAAAGCGGAGCAAATGAAGATAGCTAATTTAAAACAGCAAGAGGAAGCGAAAGCGGAGCAAATGAAGATAGCTAATTTAAAACAGCAAGAAGAAGCTACGGCGAAACAAATGGAATTGGCTAAGTTAAAACAGCAAAAAGAAGCAAAGTTGAGGCAGTTGGAGTTGGTTAA